TAGTGATTGATCATACATGGGTAGAAGGTGGTATTAGATATAGAGTTGTAGATAAAGGTAATGCATTAATTGAACTATTATCAAAATACAAGCTATCTAATAATACAATCAAGAAATGTTTATCCATTAATCCACAGTTATTTGGATTATATATGGCTATGACTCGTAATGAGCATAGAGATCTATATTCTATGAATAATGTAAGTACTACTCTTAACTTATTGAATAGTGCTATAGATAGACATATGATACCAAATTCATATATCTCTCCAGAGTATATGGAAATGATATCTTTATTAGATAAAGATAGAGCTGTTGAATTAGCTAATAGATATAAAGCTGTAGATTTAGTATATCAAACAGAGTTATATCGAATGTCTAATAACTATTTAGATAGATCTTGGGATGTAAACTTACAAGATCCAGATATGGTTAAACTATTGAATGAAAAATACTTTAAAGGAAATCCAATAGACTTGGATAGAATCTAGAATTAGTCCCATAGGAGTCAATCTCCTATGGGATTATTTTTTTGTTAAAATGGGCTATTTTGAACATCTTGATAACTGGAGGTGTATGAAATGCCGCAACTTAAATACGAATACTATATTGATCTATACTATAACCATCCAGATTACAAGGATAAGAATAAGATAGATCAAAAGAATATAAAAAGTTTAACTATCTATAAAGAGTATGATAAATATAATATGCCAATTGCTACTATGAATTTACACATAGATAAAAAATTTGCAGATCATATTATCAAGAACTCTAAGACTACAACTATGACTATGATGGTATATAAATATCAATTAGATAATAATGCAGCCATCAAGCAACTATATTTTCAGCATGAGTTCTCATATCTTACAGATGATGATACAAATAAAACTGAAGATATTGATTATGCTAAAACAAACTCTAAAGAAGAAGATCGTGAAGATGTATATAGAATTCTTAAACTTGGTTTAATCTCTAAGAAGTTAGTAGACTCAAATCTAAGTCCTAATAATGCCACTATATATAATTCTTCTATGCAGAATATTATAGTTGACTTACTTAATGTAGGAGAACCTCTATTGATTGAACCATTTACTGAAACAGAACCAGTAGATCAATTGATTATTCCTCCAAAGGAATCTTTATCTAAGACTTTAGATTACTTGAATACAGTACGTGTATTCTATAATACTGGATATAGATTCTTTATGGACTTAGATAATATCTATCTAGTATCTAAATCTGGTAAAGCTACACTACGTAATCTAGATAAGTATGAAACTGTTAAGTTTAACTTGTCTGATATTGGTGCTAAAGAAGATGCTGTACTTGAAGGTTTCCGTGATGATGATAAAACTAAGAGTTATATCATTGACGTTCCAACTACTGATATTAAGTATGGTAAAGATAATATAACTGATAAAGAATTGAATGGTTTCACCGCAGTAATAGATGCATCTAAAACTATTCAACAAAGTTATCTTAAAAACTCTAGAGCATTTGGTGGTATATTTGGTACTTATCAAAATATTATGAATACTATGGATAATATTAAGAAAGTATCCAGTAGTGTACGTCAAGTAGTAAAGAATATTCATCAAACTACTGATACAATTAAAGGTAGCTTTAATCAAATAGTAGAGCAAGCTAAAGAAGCTAAGTCTACAGTTGATACAGTAGCAACTCAAGCTGAAGCATTGCTTAGACAATTACCTGAGCAAGTAGTTAACGGTACTGCAGGAGTACTTGGTGTAGATGGAAGTATTAAGAATCCTGATGCGGATGTTAGAGAGATGCTTCTTAATATCATTAAGCATACTGTAACCATGCAGACTAAATCTACTGATACTATAGAGAAGTCTGAAGATACATTTGTTAAATTTAAATCAGCATATACTGGTCAGATTTATCATATAGAAAACTTTAAGTCTCTAGTTGGTGCTATCTCTCCTACTAACTTTACAGATAATGTATCCCATCTACAAAAAGAAGTTAGTAAACTACCTGAAAAGAAAGAGCAATCTAAAGCTAGTTTCAAGAAAGGTATGGTTGACTTCAATAGTGAATATTCTGACTATCTCCATAGTAATACTTTCATTGTAGATAAACTTCAGAATAGTCCTGATACTGTAACGTATGTATTAGAACGTGATGAAAAGGGTGCACCTGTAACTACATTTGATTTAGATTTGAGAGCTCTTAAATCTAACTTACCTGAATTAGTTAAGAATATGGACTTTACTAAATTAAAGCTTGGGGATATGAAAGGTTTCACTGAGCAAATGAAGAATAGTCTTAAACTAAATTCTAATGTAGGCGATGGATTAAAGAAACAAATTGCTGCTACAAGAGATATTCCAAAAGACTTCTCTAAACAGATTCTTGAGGGTGCAAATACTTATGTTAAATCTTTGCAAGTTGCTAAAACTAACATGATTGCCAATGCTAAGAGTAGCGCAATCAATGTATCTAAGTCAGTGGGTGCACTAAAAAGTAACTTATCTTCACTATACCAGAGTGGTAGTACTGCTATAAGCGGAATAAGCGATATATCTAAGGTTGGTTCTAATGGTGAGTCAATGATAGATATAGCATTAGACTTAACTGATGTAGTAGAAGACTTAGGTAAACGTAAGTTAATCCGTATCCCTAACGACAATATGGGATTAATCAAGAACTTTAAACATGCATTAGAATTGAAGTCCACTTATATCTCTTTAAGTAAACAGCAATTAGATAACTCTATATTCAATATGAACGTTAGATATCTAATCAATAACAATACTAAAGAGCATAAAGAAGATACAGCTGATTACTTGATGTTATCTAAGATAGAAGTATATACAAATCAAGGTGAAAGATTTATGGCTTCTACTAATATGACATTTGCTAAACTCCCTAAGAGTACTGCAGATAATAGTAAAAAAATATAAAAGAAAACCCCTATGGAGTTTAACTCCATAGGGGAATATTTTTTAGTTAGCTTGTTGAGCTTTTTCAGAATCGTTATTAGCATTTACATATGCAGATACGTGAGCTTTGATAATTTTCATGTAATCAGACATGATCTTTTCAGCCATTTGGTATTTGCATTGCATATATGTGCTATAAGTAGATGCAATTCTATTAACGATCTTTTGAGCGTTAACTGCTGTTTTAGAATCAACACCGCCATTTTTAACGTTATCAATAGTTTGATTACCGGATGCAGTAATATATGCACTATTACTACCAGTAGCACCTGCAGCAGGAGCATTAGTTTTATTGATTTCAATTTCACTAAATACATCACCATATAAATATGTAGATTCAGTATTAGCGGAATCTGTATTAGTAGTAGATGCTGCAGGTTGTTGACTAGCAGCTTTATTAATAGCAGACTCTAAAGATTTAAATAATTGATCACTTGTAGATTTATCTTTCTTGATGTTGTCTACAATCTTAGGAATATTTAAAACTTGGTTAGCTAATTCTCTAATACTGATTTCATTAGCAGAATAATCTTTATCAGAGTCTTTACCGCCTTTGAAATAGTTATTACAAGTTTCTTTCCAGTCATCATCATCTTTATATTCATTGATGATAGTTTTACGGAAGTCATTGATAACTTTATCTACATCAGCATTTTCAGCCATACCACTAGCAGTATTAATTACACCATTAAAGTTAATATTAGGAGCTGCTTGAATACGATTCAAACCTTCCTTATAGTTAGGCATATTAACTGTAGTGAAACCAGCTGTAGGTTTATCGATTTGATCTTTATACTTTTCAATATAATCTTTATTAGATTTGAAGAACTTATCAAACCAGTTAGATACTTTATCGAATAAAGCTACAACAAACGCTTTAATCTTATTAAAGAATTCTTTTACTTTATCCCAAGCACCTTCATGAACTGCCATTAAACGATTTTCAACGTCTACGCCTTCAGCGAGAATCATTGCTTCTTTAATACAGCAATCCATAATAAGATCATTGTGTTTCATATCAGTGATATGGTTCATTAAGATTTCAGCATCAGTAAGTTTAGAGAACTTAAATGCTTCTTCTTTTAAGAACTTAGTAGACTCAACTGCTACAGCTTCAACTGTATCATCAACAAATTCTTCATTTGCCATCATAGATATACGAGATAAGATACCTTTAGCTTGGTAATAGTTATTACAAATATATTGAGCTTTGATTGCATATACAGTCAAGTGATAAGTCCAGATTTCAGAGATCATGCTAATGATGATACGTTCAATCTTACGGATATAATCATCGCTATTTACACGAATCTTAGTGGAGTTTCTATATTGAATAACTTTGTTTAAAAGTTTCTTATATTCTTTATTGATCAATCTAGCATTATCTAGATTTGCTTCTAAATCATCACGTACAGACTTAACGATTTCGATGCATTTACCAACACATTCCTTATGGAAAGATTTAGTAGTAGTTTCACCAACAAAGATATCTGGAGTTCTAGATAAGTCTTTAACTTCGATATCATCTGGATCAGCATCAATGATTTCAGCTTTAGCACGTTTAATGATCTTGCTTTGGTTATTAGTAGTAATCTCTAATAACTTACGAGCATCTTCTTCAGATAATTCATAGAAGTTATCACCGAAGAAATGTAAGATGCTAGTTAGGATATTCTTAGAGCATGGAATTTCATCATCCAATATGAATTGAGTCATTTCACGTTCCATAAGAATATCATTATTATTAAAGTCTTTTAGGTATTCATTGACTACATTGATTAGTCTAGAATCCCCTTCATTATTAAGACGTTTAAGATTATCATCTAATACATCTACATACTTTGCAGTATAGAATGCATTAAGACGAGTTAAAGTACCGAAGAATTGATCATAAGCTTTTCTTGCAGTAACTTCAGAGTCACTTTCTAAGATATTACGATAGAAAGTTTGGTTTTCTTTCAAAGCCTTAGTTTTAAATGTATCAACTAACCTAACAACTTGAGGTAAAGTTGCAAAGGAAGTTTTAGCAACAAGGCTTGGAGTTTTAATTTTATCTAGTAGAACGCTATCAAAAGAGAAAGCTTTCATATTACCTTCCATTATATTACCTCCAAGGTAAAGTTAATAAAAATAAAGAGGAGAGAGATATTGAATCTCTCTCCTCAAAGGTTTTAAATCTTAGATATTGAAGTATGCATCGAAGTCATTATGATCGAATGCAGATTCATTGTATTTAGGATTTGGTTTTGCTGTTACGATTTTACGGCAGATTGCACGTGCATCGGATTTAGCAGCTTTAATAGCTTTAATGTATGTAGAAGCAGCGAAGCTATAGAAGCTTGCAACTTTATTAGATACAGATTTGATTTTATCGATAGCTGCAGAACGGTTACCTTCTTCAACTTTAGAAGCACCATCGATAGCTGCTTTTTTAGAAGCTTCGATACCTTTTTCGATACCTTTAACAGCTTTATCTAATTTAGAAGCATCGAATTTAACCATGTTAATTACTTTGTCAAGATTGCTCTTAACCCAAGCTTTATTAACTTCTTCACGTTCAGGAGCTTCTTTCAAAGCTTCTTTAGCTTCATCAAGTTCTTCATCCAAAGCTTCCATGATTTTACCGAATTCAGGAGCATCACCTTTAGCTGCGCCAATAATTTTAGCTACATAATCACCAGCTAATTTGTTAGCACCGTTTACGGATGTTTCTACATTCAAACCAGGTTCTTTTTCAAGAGAAGATTTTTGACCATGTAAACGATATTCGAAATCTTCGCTCAAATAGCCAACGTTTTCTTTGATTTGTTTTTCGTACTTTTGCATGAATGCTTTATCACCACGAACGTAGGAAGATACCCATGCTACGAATTTATTCCAAACGGATTTAACCCAGTTTTTAACGAATTCCCAAATTTTGGAAATTTTAGATTTAATAGTTTCAAGCATGCCTTCAGTATAAACTACTTCAGCACCTTCACGAACTTGTGCTAATTCATAACGACCGATACCAGTCATGATAGCATTGTCCATTTCTTGGATAGTTTCACATGCTTCCATAGCAAGCATGTCGAAGTCTGTATAGTCATTAACTACAATACCAAGATCTTGGTAAGATTCTTGTACAGTAGATTCAGCGAAAAATGCCATTATAATTACCTCCGTAAAGTATATATTAATTATTCATGCATCAAAGCATCTGCTTCTACTGCAAGAAGATCAGCGTCGAAAGCGCCTTCGGATTTAGGGCTATAAGCTACAGCTTTAGCGAATACACGACGAGCTTGAGCAGCACGTTTTTTAGCAATAGCAACGCCACATTCAGCAACTACTACTTGAGCTTTAGCTACAGCGTTAGCAATTACTGTGATATTTTTAACTTCTTTTTTGTCTTTAGTAATATCAGCTACAGCTTTAGCCAATTTACCATCAACTTCTTTGAATTTCTTTTGAGCATCTTTAACTGCTGTAGAAGAAGTCAATTCAGCTACAACATCTTTAGCTACGGAAGTATAAGAAACTTCTTCTTCATCTTTGAATGCAGCTTCAAGAATGTTTTTCTTAGCTTCAGCATGAGAGGAAGCATCTTCTGCACCAGTATAGATTTTAGCAATTACATCAGAAGCTTCAGCTTCAGCCAAGGAATCTAAGCTACCAAGTTCGCCGATGCCTTTAGCACCATAAGCTGCATTAGTAGGAGCTTCCCATTTAACTTCTAATTTAGCCAAATCAGTTTTATCTTCAACAGATTTTTTGAATTTGTTGTAGAATGCTTTGTTGTCGCTCATTACACGAGCAGCAACTTTTGCATACCAACCATTGAAGAAAGCTTTAACTTTAGCCCAAACTTTTTTAACAAAGTTTACAACTTTAGTTTTAACAGTTTCCCAAGCACCTTCTTGGAAAGCTTCTACGTCAGCACCTTCTTGAACAAGTGCAGACTCTTTCATATCGGAACGAACGCAATCAGCGAAAATTTCAGCTTCAAATTGAGTGCATTCTAAAGCAATAACACCAAGACCAGCTTCGCATTCATACATAGCGGAGTTTTCAAGGGTTACGTTGATATCTTCAGTATCATGACCACCGAAAAATGCCATAATTAGTATCCTCCTTAAAAAGTTATACTTAATAGTATAAAAGGTTTAATTAATTTTTTTAACCAAAATAGGTTAGATTTATTAAATTGTTACACGTATAGAGTTAAAGACTAATAGAAATTAGGCTATTATGATATTAATATCTAGTGCATTATTCTCTGTACCAATAGTATTAATATTCAAGAACTCAGGAATTCTACCAACTATAGATTCATCTTTACGATAAATGTGCTGATATCCTGGACCATATCCATTAAAGTCTAAGAATTCAAAGTAAGTTACATTCTCTGCATACTTTTGAGTTATATAAGTAACGATGTTAGGGATATGAATATCAGAGATTCTAGATTTATCTTCAATATACTTTCTAATATCATTCTTAATATATTCACTTAAGTATTTATCAGTAGTTGTTAAGAACTTAACCTTGAAGGTCATGGATAGGTTAACTCTATTTAATGGTACACCATCATTTACATAGAATAGTTTAGATGGACCATAAGTGTTAAAGAACTTGATGTCTATACCGAAGCTATCTTCTAGAACGTCTAGACAATCAAGAATATGAATACGTTTCTTTTCAAGATTATTGATAAAGTCTTGAATTCGTTCTTCAGTATTCACATAGTCATATGAGATAACTGGTACACGATCTACAATATAAGAGATTTGACCATTATCTTGTTTTTTGACTTTAATATGAGATTCAATTAAGTCAGAGTAATTATATAAGAAGTCAATACCATACTTAACAGTGTATTCATTAGTAAGACTATAGCCTTCTAAGAAATCAGCTGTAAAGATTTGATCTGACTTATGTAAGCCAGCACTATATCCAAATACATCTTTGGCAAATACGAATATTTTCATATGCATATTGTTAGCCATATATCCAGGACTCAATCTAGTTGCATTACCAACTTCATAGACATTATTAATCTTAAGTTTGATATTCTTATCGATTTTATTATCAGTATTTAGCTTGAACTTATAATCCATTACATAAGTACCTTGGTCGTAGTTTACAAACTCAGCCTCAGCCCATCTGTAAGGAACTTGATATTTATCATCATTATAGAATACTGCTAAGACTTTAATATCTACACCAGTAATCTTTTCTGGATCATATGGATCATCTTTATGAACTAGACCAATATCAGATTGGATATTTTGCATAATAGAGATATTACCAAAATATGTATCACGATCAGATAGGTAATGTCTATACCAATTCATCTTAGTAGCAATGAACTGTACTTTGGAGTCTTGGTTTACATAAGTGAATTCAAGTAACTTATTTACATCCATGATATTCATATAATAAGATACATATAAAGGTTTCTTATTAACGATACACATGAATGGATTCATATATAAGAACTCATTCTTTCTTGCAGCATTAAGCTCATCTTCAGAAGCTTGATATGCAATAGATGCATTTGTAGTACCATCATATTTGATAATATTACCAGCAGTCAATATATAGTTTGAATCTGAGATATTATCAAAGTCACGTCTAATAGCTTCAATTGGAATAGTATTAGTTGGAATGATATTTGTAGGAGAATCCATCAATACGAATGCATAATACAAACGAGCCAATGGGTTATCCATCTTCTTGAAGAAGAATAACTTATTATCATCGTCATCAATAGTATTGAAGTAATTGTTAATATCAGTACTATTAGTAACACTACCACGTGCAAGAGCTTCTTTAGGGATTAATCTCTTTAAGTCAGCGATAGACTTTTTATCAATACCATATTGAGAATCAGATGTCGGAATAACTAATAAGTTGAGTCTATCGTAATTCATCTTATCAGATTTGACTCTAAAGTAAATACTATCCTTATAAGAGATATTACCATTAGCACCCTGAGAAGTATATAGATTTACTGTGACTTCAGTATTAGCTGTAGGTAAGTATGATGTATTATCAAACATAACCCGAATAGTAGAAGAGTCAATATATGTATAGTTACAGAAGTTAGTTACACCATCTGTATTTAGACCATTATATACTGGCTTAAGTTTTCTTGTTGGTTGATCATACTCTTTAACATCTACATCAAAACCAGCTAATTGATTATCAAATTCAAATTGTAGCATTTTAGATTCTAATGGATTATTAGTAATGATAGTTTTATGATATGTCATATATTCATACTGACGTAAATCTACTAATAGCATAACTACATTACGACCATCTATCTTAGATCTAACTGTAGGTTTTAAGTATGGATCAACATCATTAGAATTTCTAGTGATAATAGGGTTACTTTGAGTAGTATCATACATACCCGTATAGATATATTCCCCAGTAGGTAACTCAATACGTTTGATAATTAAGTCATATGGTAAGTGGAATTCATAATCCCCTACCATGATTTTTATATCACGATCAAATCTGAATGTATCAGAGATCGTATTCAATACAAGTTCATCTTCATAGAAAACAAACATTGCTTGCATAGTTGCAGGCTCAGCAAAAATCTTATTGATGCCAAGCATTAAAGCATGAGAGATTACATTCTTCTCAAACTTAGCTTTAATAGGGATAGCTTCATTAGAATACTCAGCTGCCATAGTAACAGCATTTTGTAATGCATTAGAATTTACATCCCCAAGATAGCCAAAGATACCCATAGAGAGGGTTATTTCATCTTCATCTACATATCTTTTCTTAATATTTTCAATATATTGATGTATATCATATATATTGGCATTAAGTAAAGTATCATTTTGAACTGTATTTAGGACTGTCTCCTGATAAGATCGGAGAGTCTTGTTTACTGATACCGCATCAGATGCCATTTAATTATCCCTCCCATTTGAGTTTATAGAAACCTTTGTTAGGTAACGTTTCATTATAACCATAATTTAATTCATATTTAGGGTCTTGGAAGTAAGTGAACTTACTAGTTGGCTCAGCAGCCTTAGCTTTTTGAGTTTCATTATATGCAGTCTCAAGATTATTACTAACAGTAGATACTGTATCATAAGCACTATTAATTGCACCCTTAGCACGACCAATTATATTCTTTGGAGCCTGTCCACCAATACCACCTACCATGCGGTTTTGAGCATCACCACTCGTTCCAGTTGTACCATTTACAGCATTACCTGCAGTACCACCTTGATATAGCATAGTTGGAGGTAAAGCAATATAAGGTCTTTGCATAAATTCACCACTCCAACCATTGAATTCATCCATGAATCCACCTAGCTTTGGATCACCAGCTGGAATCTTCTTAGCAACTTCATTAAAGTCTAATATAATATTAGGATCCATATCTTCTACATATGATGCTTTAAAGTTAATAGTAAACTTTACGTTACCATCTGCAGGAAGATCAGAGAATGTACTCCTTGGTACATTCTTAGGGTATACTCCAATAAACTTAGAGTAATGTATAATGGATTCACCATCTTCGCCAACTATGAATTTATACATAGCCATTTGATCATGAATAATTTTACCATTAAGATAGTTATCATCAACGAAGTCAACTAGACCATAGTGTTTCATACGTTCATATTCATCGAATAATCTGAACCACATATACACTTCTAGATACTTTGTATCTTCGAATTCAACAGAGAATTCATGATTTTCATCTGATTCATATGAAGTACCACGATAGAATAAAGAAGATCCAAGTATATTCTTAGATGTCTCATAATCACTAGCCGTATTAATATCAGGTAGATCTACATTAGATCTCTTATAGTTAGATAGGAGATTAACAAAAGGTCTACCACATGCAGAGTAGCTTAAACTTTGTAATACATCATTATATCTTTTAAACGCTTCTACCATTAATGCATTATTAGCAATAGAAGGATTTAATGTAGGTCCTTTGAATAACTGCAAATCTGGTGTAGTAAAGAATATAAACTCTCTAGTAGAACCCATCCAGTTATTAGGATCTAATCTTTCATATCTAGCAAACTTTTGATATTTCTCGGTTTGACTTACTCGCCCAGGACCAATACCAAGACCGTTTGCTTTTACATATTTTAACAGACCAGCTGTTGATTCATCAAACTCAGGTCTAGTAGTCTGATCAAGTAAACTTGGTTTAGCAACTATATTATCAAGACTATTACCAACACTGTTAATAGACCCAGCTGCTTCATTACCTATTTTAGTAATAGCACCGCCAACCTGTCCAATAGTATTAATATATAGTGTATTCTTTACTGAACCGACAGCATCAGACGCAGCATTCTTACCTTTATCTATGACATTACCAACTGCTCCAGAAACTCCGGATGCAGCATTATCTATGGCTGTTCCAATAAGGGATTTATCATCTGCCATTGCATATATTCCCCCTTTCTTATTTAATTTAATCTTATGTTAAAATGGCTAACTTCTATCGTAATTGTATATTATTATAGTGAAATAGGATAAAGCATATAGATATATGCTCTTATATCACAGCTTTCAGTTATTTGTTTTACTATACTTTTTAAAGCGAGGCTGATGATTATGAGAGATTATATCGAAGACATTTTAGATGGTGAGTTACCTAAATTAGAAGAAGCTAAATATTCATGTAACGTTTATACTATAGCAATAGAGTCTGATGATGAATCAATCAACCTTGAACTTGTTAAAGTAGATGATTATAATGAAGTAGTAGATCTTTATAACTCACTAATCGATGACCTTATTGAACGAGGTCAAACTAACAACTATTCTCATACCATCAAATGTATGAATAAAAGATTTTTCAAATTCTAATGAGAAAAATCTATATGCTTTATTTTTTTTCTTATTTACCCATTTTAACATAAGATTAAAGTCATATATGATACTATAAGGAGGTACTTTAAATGATCCTTAAGGATTTAATTACAGACGTTTTAGACGCTGCCGATGGTACTGAAGTTGGTAAATTTATTTCCAAGAAGAATCCATCTATCAAGTCTATTACTCGAGCAAATAAAGATTTAACTATGACATTTCCTGTCATGGCTTCTAATACTGTAGATCCAGCATCTGCACAATTAGTTTCTAGAGCATTAGAGCGTAAGTTTGTTACATTAACTCAAATGCTATTATCTGCTATTTCCATTACAAACTCTAAAGATGCTATTGATCATCTTAAAAACGTTCACTCTAACTTAGATTTATCTAGTTTATTTGACGTTGATGATTATCTTGCAGTTAGTCAAGAAGCTACAGCTAATCATATTTTCGATGCAACTGAAATTAAAGCTGTATATGAAGCATTTAGACAAGAACGTTTACACGCTAAACCAATCAATCATCTACGTGAATCGTTAATGGATGATATGATGGATCGTATGCGTCAAGACCCAAAATTTAATGCAAACATTGCTGATGCAAGATTTAATAATCTTAGTGATGAAGATAAAGCTAGAGCAGTGAATCTTTTAAATACAGATACCGCTACTCGGAATAGAGATCTAACTCGTCAAAATAGAACTTTGACTCAACAGCTTAATGATATTGAGCGCAATGAAGGTAGAATGAGAAGAAACTTCGCAAGGATTCAATCTCAATCTAATAGACGTATTAATGATTTACGTCAAAGTAATGACAATTTACAATCTCGTTTAGATGATATCCGTAATAATACTAGAGCTGGTTTAACCAAATTAGCTAAAGATCAAGACTATAAGAAAGCTAACGAATTACAACCTACATTGTTGCAAATTCAATTCATTAGTACTAATGATAATAATGATCCTATCACTGTGGATGCATATGTTGGTATTAAGACCAAAATCTACTGTGTAGATTCTGCTGATATTGCTAACCATATCGTATCCAAACGTAGCTATAACTTTAGCTTATATAACTTAATCAAAGCTACAAGTGGTGAAATCGAATTCTGGAGAGACTTCGTATTTGCTATTAAGAAAGCTAAGATTGATGCTGTATCTAATACACATCGTGGTTCTTCTTCCAAACTCTGGAAAGTATTAGAACGTCGTGCATTAGCGTCTAAAATCAATCGTTTCATGTCTGCACGTAATGATGCAACTGCAATTACTACATTGATGGTATCTGCATATGATGTAGAAATGCTTCGTAAGATGGAAGATATTGATATCTCTGATTCTCGTGTAGCTCGTAAATTAATGGATGACTATAACTTAGTTGGTATCGTTATCGTTGATGACTCTACTGAGTCTGCTAAAATCATCTTCGATACTGGTGATGATGAGTATGAACCATACACATTCAAAACTTTGAAACGTGATGATAAAATGGATTATAAACAAATGATTCAATTACTAGCTGGAGGTAAATAGTAATGCAAAAGTATGTATTAAAAGAATTCATTGAAGCCAGCAAGTTAATGGATCTTACTGACAAAGAAACTTATATCACTGTCGGTGTAGTTAATGAAGCTGAACAACGTGAAGTCTTATTAGGTGTAACTAATAAACTATATGAAAAAATTGAAGCTAAAGTAACTGATGTTGACTTTGGTACAATCCCTCAATCTAGGGGTGATTTCTTAAAGATTGATAATATTGATATGGTAACTGAAGCTATTAGTGATATGAAGAAAATCTATCAAGAATATAAGCAACCTCTTACTTATATCAATATCCTAACTGATGCAATTAATAACTTGGTTGAGTTGAAAAATGAATTCCAACGTTGTTATGTATCCAATACTAGCTTGGGTATTGTATTATACAATACAACTGCTATGTCTGTAATCAGTGGTGTATCTTTACTTATTGCTTCTACTATTGACTTCATTGTAGATCCTAAAACAAAATCTATTGAAGTATCTGTAGATCGTGTTGGTGTATCTAGAAGTAAAGAACTTCTTCAATTACAAACCCTTGCAGAATTCAATAATCTCTGCAAAGGTAATAAACTTAAAAAAGTATTGAATGATCTAATTAAAGTAAGTGCTAAGAACTTAGCTGGTACATCTGTATTAGCAGTTATTGGTGTAAGTATTGGTCTTATCTTTACTATCGTTCCGATCATGCGTGAATTGATCTACTACTTCTACTATTGTAGAGCAAGTGTAGCTGAGTACTTTGAAACTCAAATTGCAATGTTGTCTTTAAATGCTGCACGATTAGAGACAGCTGGTGACCCTAAAACAGCAAACGAACAACGTAAATATGTAGATCATTTCCGTAAGATTGCTGACTATCTCGCAGTTGATGCAAAAGAAGCTTCCAATAAAGCTGAAGCAAATGTAAAACAAGATGAAAAAGAAAAATATAAAGTTGACGATGTAACTGAAAGTCTTCCAGACTCCGCTGCATCTTCTTTATTCTAACGAAAGGAGCATAGAAAAGATGCATTTTTCTAGAAAACAAATTAGAGAGTCTAATACCTTGAAGATGGTAAAACAAGCTGAAAAGGCTACTCTTGAAAAACAATTAAACGAGTCTAAGACTATCATTCCTGAAATTGGTGCTATGACTGAAAGTTCTTTAGCCCGTTCTAAACGTTCTTTAAATATCCGTATGGCTGCTAAAGCTGCAATTAAAGAACACTTCTTAACTGAAGCTATTAAATATATTTATAATGAATGTATGATTCCTGATCTTCAAAAAGAATCTACTAATATCATTCGTGATACAGTAATTCGTGGATTCATTAAAGAGAATGGTGTTGAAAATATTATTCGTACTTTCAATACTAAATCTTTATTCTTAGCTGATATTGCTAAAACTATCAAAGAAGCTACAGATGATGTAGTTAAAGCTAATGAAGATAAACTTAAGAATCCTGATACTAAAGTTGATGATATTACTGTAGATCCAGAATATCAAGATTCTTTCATTGATAAAATGGGTCAACAAAAAGAAGAAATCGAAGACGTTGGTGCTATGGTACAATCTCACGTTGCTAATAACGTAGAAGACTTTATTGCATCTAACGTTGAAGATAAACAACAAATCAAAGAGATTCTTGATGAAGTAAAAGAAAAAGTAGCTAATATTAAAGCTGCAAATGCTGACGTAGCAGAGGACATCAAGGAGTCTATGATTATCGGCGCTAAACGAAAAATCTATAACGTAAAGAGTGCTAAGAAGAGCATTCTAGAAGCTATGGTTAAACATTTAGCTAAACGGGTAATCTCTGAAAACCATACTGAATTCTTGACTGAATCTAAAACTATCAATACTGATAAGATTGTAGAAACAGCAGAATGTATGTTGACTATGCTAGTACTCTCCGAAGCACTAGGATTCAAATTGAATGAGCAAGAAGTTCGTGCAATGTATAAGTAAAAAATAAAAAAAATAATAGTTCCCCATCTGGTTAAACCAGATGGGGATTATTCATTTAGTTTTTTATTATTAATCATATACCTCCTTTCTATTGTTGATGAAGATGAACACCATCATCTAGATGGACTCCAAGTACATCTTCATCAGACCATAATTGACCACAATCAACAGATAAGTCCAATTCTAATTCTTCGTATAACATAGTATACCTCCTAATAATACTAACACTAC